CGCTCTTAAGCTCGCGAACAACCAGCAAGAAGCCGAGGAGTTAGTCTCCTTGGCTTTTGATATTTGTAGCCATAAGCCCCCAAAAGAAAATATGAAGGGCTATTTTGCAATAGTAATGAGGAACCAATGGCTCAAGAAATGCAATAAGACAGACCCGTACTGGGCAATAGAAGAAAGTGAGAGCGAAGATATAGAAGACGTACTCGCTAAGATGAGTCATTACAACGCTAATCTAATTAGAGCAGTATATAATGGAGATACTCTAATCAAAATACACAACGAGACATCGATAAGCTACCGAAGCATTAAAAGCGACTACAAGAAAGCAAAAAAAGAATTTAAAATAATGTACGAAAATAAAACTAAAATAGCTATCGTTATGACTGCGGTTAGTGGAGTAAGCTATCACCGCTTAATGATGCCGCTCGTTAGATTGAGCCAGGACTACGGAATAGAAGTAATTTGCTTAGTTAATAACGCAGACGATTTTTTAGAGAAGTTAGACGGAGTAACCCACGTTATTTTTAATCGTAATATATCCGAGCTTATGAAGCCTGAGGAGACTATTTTAATTCTAAAAGCTAGAGGTATTAAAGTGATCTGCGACGTAGACGATTACTGGGTACTTTCAAAAGGACACCCGCTACAATTATATTATCGTAAAAGCAATATGGCAAAGTGTATTTTAGCTAACATCAAATTTGCTGACGTTGTATGGACTACCACAAAGATTTTAGCTGAGAAGATTAGACCTTACAATAAGAATGTAGAGGTAATAAAGAATGCTATTGATCCAAACGAGAAACAATTTGCCTACGAGGAGCTGAGTTTAAAATTCGATACTTTCTTTTATTCAGGAGGTAGCACTCATTTAAAAGATTTAAAGCTATTAGGTAGCGCTTTCGATAACGAATACTTAACCGTTAAAAGCCCAAGAGTGCCTAAGCGAATGTCTCCGATACTTCAGCAAGTTAGCAGTATACAAGAATATGCTACCGAGTACCAGCATTGCGGAATATGTGTAATACCTCTTAGAGATAACCTATTCAATAGATGTAAGTCTGAGCTAAAGATGATAGAGGCTGGACACTTCGCTAAACCCGTAATAGTAAGCAACGTAATGCCATACAACCTACTCGCTACGAATAGCAATAGCCTAAAGGTAAACGATAACGACTGGGCGGCTGCAATTAAAAAGATTAAAGGAAATTATAATATGCAAATAGAGTTAGGACTAAAGCTAAAAGAAGACGTAAAGTCTAAGTATGACATAGTAAAAGAGAACGCAAAAAGATTACAAACCTTATGAGCAAAAAGAAACGAATAATAGTAAAGCCTCCCGTAATGAGCCAGGAGCTAGAGAATGAGATTAGAGTGATAGTTAAGCAGCAAAGCGGAGTAGTAAGCCCACACTTATTGAATGAGATGCAAGTGCTCTGCCAAAACGATTTTGCCTACCGTATAGACAAAAGCTGCGGAATGTGTATATACAAGTATAGCGTTAAGCTATTTGATAAATATTTGAAATGAAACTAACAGAAATAAAATCTAACCCTAATAACCCGAGAGTTATTAAAGACCATAAGTTCGAGAAGCTAAAAAAATCTATTAGCGAGTTCCCTAAAATGATGGAGCTGCGACCTATGGTAATAAACGAGGATAATATAGTCTTAGGCGGTAATATGCGGTTAAAGGCTTTAAAAGACTTAGGGTATAAAGAAGTACCTGAAGAGTGGGTAAAGCGAGCCAGCGACCTTACAGAGGAGGAAACAAGGCGTTTTATTATTGCGGATAACGTAGGATTCGGGGAACACGACTGGGAGATGCTTGCGAATGAGTGGAATACTGAGGAGTTAGAAGATTGGGGATTAGAGGGCTTTCCGTTTGAGCTTGAGCCAGATTTAGAAGATTTAATAGGAGAAGAAAAAAACAAGCCAGCTACGATGAAAATAACCTTCGATAGTCCCGAGCAGCTACAAAAAGCCGAGATAGACATACAAGAGCTTTTAGATAGAAAATATCAAGGCGCATACTTTTCAGTTAGCGCAGGAGGTATATGAGATTAGAAATCGCATCAAGTAAGGCAATCAAGTACGCTTGTCTAAACTTTCATTATGCAAAAGCAGTTCCAACGTATTCTATCGGATACTCAGTCTTTGAATCCGATTTTTGGTGTGGAGTTGTTTTATTTGGAGGAGGAGCATCTGTTAATATGCCGACTAAATTCAATTTAAGGAATGGTCAGTATCTTGAATTAAACAGAATGGCACTTAATGGAAAGCAATCTTCTACAAGCAAGGTATTATCGACTGCAATACGGTTAATAAAGAAAAATTGTCCAACGGTAAAATTATTATTTAGTTACGCTGACAAAGGACAAGCCCATACAGGAATAATTTATCAAGCTACAAACTGGCTTTATATTGAGAATATAGAAAGCAGTGGAACTGAGTATTTATTAAATGGTATTTGGAAACACGACAGAGGTAGATATAATTGGAAAGTAGATTTTAAGAAATTGCCAAAACGCAAAAAGGCAGGCAAGCATAAATATATTTACCCTTTAGATAAAAGTTTATTCAGTTTATGTAAATCATTAAGTAAACATTATCCAAAAAAAGAGAGCGGTATAATAGATTCGAACTTTACTTCTTAACTGGACGTTAAGCGTGCAACCATTACACTAATACCGCATATTGATATACAAAGCTAATAAAAAAAAGTTACTAAACAAATAAAATGAACCAACAAAATCCAACATTAAAAAGGGCTATGATAGAGGCTTTAGAGAAGTCGCTCGGTATAGTTACCTCAGCTTGCAAATCAGTTGGGATAAATAGGTCTACTCATTACGACTGGCTAAAGACTGACGAGGACTATAAAGCCGAGGTAGAAAGTATAGAAGATATTGCAATAGATTTTGCCGAGAGCCAACTTCATAAACAAATAAAAGACGGCAACCCTACGAGTACTATTTTCTACTTAAAGACTAAAGCTAAAAAGAGAGGTTATATCGAGCGTCAAGAGATACACCAAGAGACAACATACAAGAGCTTAGATATTAATATTATTGATACTGGCGTACCTTTAGCGAGCAGCGAGAAAGATATAGTTGAATGATACAATTATTTAAAGGCGATTGCTTAGAGGTTATGAAGCAAATCGAAAGCGGCTCAGTAGATGCAATTATAACCGACCCGCCATATGGAACAACCGCTTGTAAATGGGATAGTGTGATTGACTTTACTTTAATGTGGGAGCAGTTAAATAGAATAATTAAGCCTAATGGTGCAATAGTTTTGTTTGGTAGTGAACCGTTCAGTAGTGCTTTGAGAATGTCAAATATTAAAAATTATAAGTATGATTGGATATGGAATAAGAAACTTGCGGGTAATGCTATAAATGCAAAAAGACATCCTTTAAAAATACACGAAATAATAAGCGTTTTTAATTCTAAAATATATATACCTCAAAAAACAAAAGGTAAAATGAGAAAAAAAATGGGCTTTACTAACCAACCTAAACACATAGGGAAAGTGGATGAAGCAAAAGAAACTATGAATGATTTATATTACCCTAAATCTATACAAGATTTCACAATGGCTAATTTAAGGCGTAATAGATTGCACCCAACACAAAAACCGATAGCATTAATGGAATACCTAATCAAAACCTACACAAACGAAAACGAAACGGTTTTAGATTTTACAATGGGGTCGGGAAGTACTGGAGTAGCTTGTGTAAATACAAACAGAAACTTTATAGGAATAGAACAAGACGATAAATACTTTGAAATAGCAGAGCAAAGAATAAAAGCAATTGATTAGTACCACCTCAGTATATCGAAGTAACTATAATTCTAAAGCGGATATAATAGTAAACCAGGGCGGGACTTCTTGTTTTGCTGGGACTCAATGCATAGTCACCTCAGAGGGTTCTAAACAGATTAAAGACATAGAGGTAGGAGATGTAGTTAAATGCTATGACGAGGCTAAAAAGTCTATTGAGTGGCGTAAGGTATTAAATAAGTTTAA